CCATCGCACCCCGCGAGCCTCAACTGGAGCTGCGTCCCGACCTCGACGCCATCGAGGCCCTCTCGGTGGAGCGCGAGGCGCTCTGGGCCCGCCTCGAGAAGGCGACCTTCCTCACCTCCGACGAAAAACGTGCTGCGGTCGGATATGGTCCCCTGGAAGAGGGCGGAGATGCGCTCACTCGCAAGTACAGACCCGATCAGGCTCGCGATGAGATCGGACGCTGGACAGAGGAGGGGGACGGAGCCGATCCAGCCGAGTCGATTGCGGACAATGCGAATGCTATTCCTGTCGCACGCCGATCAGGCGGCCTGCCTCGCGCGGTTTGGAAGGAGACCGTGCGGCAGTTTGTATCCGCCCGCTGTAAGGCAAGCATAAATCGGGAGCTGCCTGGTCAGTTCGAAGACATCGAGATCGGAGAGTTATTGGAGCTTGCGCGAGGTGGTGATAGAGCCGCAAGGACGTGCGTTAAGCTTCTTGAGAGGCAGAAGTATCGGAAATGAATAGGTGATCAAATGAAGAAGGATGGACTACAGAGACTGCTCGATTTCCTCGACTTTCTTCGTGAAAAGAGGATCGAATTCCAAATCGAGCAGGAGGCGCCCAGTAGCCTGACAGTGAAGTTTGGACTTATTGGTGTGCGGGTCGAAGCCGACTTCGACATCGATATGATGCACTTCAGCGTCTTCAAAGGCAGCGAGGCCGTGGAGACCGACGAAAAGGTACTGCACGATCTCATCATGGAGCATTGGGACGACTGACGGTCGAGCCTCCGGCACCACGCGAGCCGTGAACCTGCTCGGCATCCCCGGCGACAACACCTATTCCAACTACCAGGAGGCAACCCGCACCTTCTGGCGCCAGACCGTCCTCCCGCTCGTCAGCCGCACCGCCAAGTCGCTCTCCGCCTGGCTCGCGCCCGCCTACGCGGGTGTCAGACCCTCCGGGTCTGACGCCATTGCACCCCGCGAGCCTCAACTGGAGCTGCGTCCCGACCTCGACGCCATCGAAGCCCTCTCCGTCGAGCGCGAAGCGCTCTGGGCACGCCTGGAAAAGGCAACGTTCCTGACCGCAAACGAAAAACGCGCCGCCATCGGCTATGGCCCCTTGGAGGGGTCAGACCCTGCGGGTCTGACCCCAGGCGCCAAGTACAGCCCCGACCAGCCGCGCGACGAGATCGGCCGCTGGACCACAGGCGGAGGCTCCGGAGATACACGCGTTGCACAAGGCGATCGTCTGTCTGGCTATCCTGTCGATTTGCGTGAGGAGGATCGGCGCGGCGGTCACACGATTGATCAGCATGTCAACGTAAGCTATGAGGCGCTCGCTGAGCGCGTGCAGCGAGCGGCAGATGCGGCGGTCGAGCAAGGTGATGCATTCAGCGGCTTGAGTATCGGTTCTTTCACGTCCTTGGACGCGGCGACCAAGCTCGTCAATTCAACGATCTCGGACAACGCCGACAAGGTTTCCGCAGTGAGTCGCGGCGAACGACCCTTCGCAATATTGGAGAAACACTTCACGTCGCCGACCGGGTATGAAGCTTACCTTGATCGACGCAATGCACAGCCATATGAGCGCGATACCTACGGTGTCAAAGTGCTTATCTTGCGAGATGCAGGATCATCAAAAGGCTATCATGTGCGAACCGCCTTCCCCGTGCGATAACATTTTTATCGCAATTGGAGATAAGATCCATGGACCGTGAGTATATCATCACAATCTACAAGGGACCGGTGATACGGCTGCCCGTACGGGGAGAGCAGCGCCTGCTCAAGGAAAGGCAATTCTTGGCCGAGATGGTCGGACACGAGTTTGCAGCTCATTCGTGGTCGCTGCCGGAGTCCGACCCCGGTCACGACTTCTATGAACTGACCGACGAGCAATACATTAGGTATCTCGATTTCCGCAAGCAACTCAATGACGAGGAGCGTCAAACTTAGCCACGCGGCTTCGAGAACGATCCGCAGCACTTCGTAAAACTGGAGACGCGGCAGGCAAGATCGCGAGGCCTAAGGACCGTGGAGAACATGCAAAATGATCATGGAGCGACGGATGATCGCGAATACCTCATCCAAATTTATCATAGGCCCGCGGAAATTGGATTTCCAATTCCCGGAAGGGAGCGATTTTTGAAAGAGATCGCATTTCTCGACGCGCTCACGGGTTGGCTATCTTCAAGTCCCGGGAGGTATGTCCCTGCTTCGGTTGATGGTTACTACGTGCTGGATGACGAGCAGTTCGATCAGTACCTAGCGTTCCGAAAGAAGCTCTCCGCGGAGGTTTGATTCCAAGCACGGACCCAGTAGGCCGTACAGCCCTCTTTCCCGCCATCGATTCACGTGAAGACAACGCGGGCCTCGCCCCGCCACGCACGACCCACCCCCATGCGCCCAACCGAGCTCAAATTCACGCGCCTCGACCTCAAGCGCGTCGACCCCGACGGCACCTTTGCGGGCTACGCGAGCCTGTTCAACCGCGAGGACCTCGGCGGCGATCTGATCCTGCCCGGCGCCTTCCGCGACAGCCTGCGAGAACGCGGCCCCGCCGGCATCAAGATGCTGTTCCAGCACAACCCCAACGAGCCGATCGGGGTGTGGGAGCAGCTGACCGAGGACGCCCGCGGCCTGTGGGCCAAGGGCCGGCTGATGCCCGAAGTGGCGCGCGCCCGCGAGGTGCTCTCGCTGATGCGCGCCGGCGCGCTCGACGGCCTCTCCATCGGCTTCCGCACGCTTCTGGGCCGCCGCGACGCCAAGACCGGCATCCGCCGCCTCGCCAAGGTCGATCTCTGGGAGATCTCGATCGTCACCTTCCCGCTGCTGCCCGAGGCCCGCGTCGCCCACGTCAAGTCGCGCCGGCCCCGGCCTCTGATCGAAACCATCGCCGCCGCCACCCGCCTCCTCCGCCAAGCCTGAACAGGCGTGAAATCGTGAGATCGCCAAGTGGTGAAATCGATCTCACGGCCTAGCGATCTCACGACTTCACCATTTCACGACTTCACGCATCTTCCCACCACCTCCAACCAAAGGATCCTCCAATGCTCGAAACCAAGTCCGCCTCCGCCGATGATCTCGGCCCCGCCTTCGACGGCTTCATGCGCGCCTTCGAGGCCTTCAAGGATGCCAACGACGAGCGCCTCGGCCAGATCGAGCGGCGCATGTCCGCCGACGTGGTCACAACCGAGCGCGTCGAGCGCATCAACCGCGCGCTCGACGAGCACAAGCGCGTGGTCGACGAGCTCGCGCTCAAGTCCTCGCGCCCGCATCTGGGCGGCCCCGCGCCGCGCTTCAGCGCCGCACCCCAGCACAAGGCCGCCTTCGATGCCTACGTGCGCAAGGGCGAGATGAGCGCCTTGCGCGACCTCGAAGCCAAGGCCCTCTCGGTCGGCTCCGACCCCGACGGCGGCTACCTCGTCCCCGACGAGCTCGAGCGCTCCATCAATCGCGCGGTGCAGAACATCTCGCCGATCCGGGCGATCGCCGGCATCCGCCAGGTGTCCGGCTCGGTCTACAAGAAGCCGTTCGCCATCAGCGGTGCCGAGACCGGCTGGATCGGAGAGACGGCGGCGCGGCCCGAGACCGATACGCCGACGCTGGCCGAGCTCGCCTTCCCGACCATGGAGCTCTACGCCATGCCGGCGGCGACCTCCTCGCTGCTCGACGACAGCGCGGTCAACATCGAGGAGTGGATCGCCGAGGAGGTGCGCGACGCCTTCGCCCAGCAGGAAGGCACCGCCTTCGTCACCGGCAACGGCACCGCCAAGCCCAAGGGCTTCCTCGACTACACCAAGGTCGACAACGCGTCCTGGAGCTGGGGCAACATCGGCTTCATCAAGACCGGCGTGAACGGCGCCTTCGCCTCCACCGATCCCGGCGACAAGCTGATCGACCTCGTCTACGCGGTGAAGTCGGGCTATCGCGCCAACGGCACCTTCGTCTTCAATCGCGCCGTGCAGGCGGTGGTCCGCAAGATGAAGGACGGCGACGGCAACTACCTGTGGCAGCCCGCCGCCAAGGCCGGCGACGCCTCGCTGCTGATGGGCTTCCCCGTGGCGGAATCGGAGGACATGCCGAACCTCGCCACCGACAGCTACTCGGTGGCCTTCGGCGACTTCCGCCGCGGCTACCTGATCGTCGATCGCGTCGGCATCCGCATCCTGCGCGACCCCTACAGCTCCAAGCCCTACGTGCTGTTCTACACGACCAAGCGCGTCGGCGGCGGCGTCCAGGACTTCGACGCCATCAAGCTGCTGAAGTTCGCCGCCTGACGGTCCCCCTCTCCCCGCGCATCGCCAACGCTTCCGCGTTCGCTGTCAGCGCGGGGAGAGGGTCGGGGCCTGCCCACGGACGTGTTCCGAGGGTGAGGGGCAGAAACTTGCTCCGTCGGCTGGCAATAGTCGGTAGGCAACAGGAATCGGCATCTTCCCGACTGCCGATTGCCCACTGCCGACTGCCTCTCTTCAACATTCGCTCGGCTCGCGCCTGACCCGCCTGCCTGCGGGGCAGGTGCGTTGGCCCGCGCTTCCCTCCGCGCGGGCCTCGAGCGAACGCGAGCGGGATCGTCTCTTGCCCTCCCCTCGGGGCGGTCCCGCTCGCACCCTCATCGGTCTCGCAGGGGTCAGACCCTGCGGGTCTGACCCCATCGGCAATAGGCAGTAGGCAATGGGCAGCTAGCGGATCAATTCGGCAATCTACTGCCTGCTGCCCATTGCCCACTGCCCAACTTCCGGAGGAACTCACATGGCCCTCGTACTGACCAGCGGTCCGGCCGCCGAGCCCATCACGCTTGCCGAGGCCAAGGCCCACATGCGCGTCGACGGCACCGCCGAGGACACGCTGGTCTCGAGCCTGATCATCACCTCGCGCCTGCACATCGAGGCGGCGCTGGGCCTCGCCTTCATCACCCAGGCCTGGTCCTACTTCCTCGATGCCTGGCCGGCGAGCCGCGAGGTGAGATTGCCGCTGCGGCCCGTGCAGAGCATCACCGCCGTGCGCCTCTACGCGGCCGACGAGTCGATCGAGACCGTGCCCGCCGACACCTACATGCTCGACGGTGCCGCCAACCCGGCGCGCCTGGTGCGCAATGATACGGCCGCCTGGCCCAAGCCGAGCCGGGCCGCCAACGGCATCGAGATCGCCTTCGTCGCCGGCTACGGCAACCTCGCCGCCAGCGTGCCCGCGCCGATCCGCCAGGCCATCCTGCTGCTCGTCGCCCACTGGTACGAGCACCGCGAGCCGGTCGAGCTCGGCGCGCCCGGCGTGCCGGTGCCGCCGATGGTGTCGGAATTGCTGCTGCCCTACCGCTCGGTGCGCCTATGAGCTTCCCCACCATCGGCGCGCTGCGCGAGCTCCTCACGCTCGAGGCCCAGAGCCGCGTTGCCGACGGCGGCGGCGGGGCCAGCGTCACCTGGGAGACCGTGACGGAACTGTGGGCCGCGGTGCGCCCGATCGGCGGCGAGGAGCGCCTGCGCGCCGATCAGCTGGCCGGCCGCGTCACGCACGAGGTCTGGATCCGCCACCGCTCGAACGTGACGCCCGCCATGCGCTTCCGCAGCGATACGCGCATCCTCGACATCGTCGCCGTGCTCGGGGTCCCGCGCCGCAATCATCTGAAATGTCTCTGCGAGGAGCGCCACCTGTGAGGATCATCACCCGCGTCGAGCCTGCCTCCTCCCTCAGATCGCACCTCGACGCTCTGCGCATATCGGAGCGCTTGCGCGCCGACATCGAGCACGAGCTGCAGGCTTCGATTGCCTCCGAGCAGCTGCTCGATCCCGAGCAGCGCCGCGCCGCCCTCGAGCGCGCCGTCCAGCGGCTCGCCGGCGCCATGCTGTGACGTGTCGTGAAATCGTGAGCTCGTGAATTCGTGAGATCGATTTCACGATTTGGCGACCTCACGATTTCACCCGTCAACGCACGCGGCGACTTCAGGCTGAGTGGAGTATCCCATGTCGAGTTCCAGCTGGGCCCTGCAGCAATCGATCTTCGCCACCCTCGCCGCCGACGCCACGCTGCTCGCCCTGCTCGGCGGGCCTCGCGTCTATGACGACGTGCCCCAGGCCTCCGCCTTCCCCTATCTCACCTTCGGCCACTCGCTGGTCAGGGACTGGAGCACCGGCAGCGAGGACGGCAGCGAGCACGTCGTGACGCTGCACGTCTGGTCGCAGGGCAAGGGCAAGAAGGAAGCGCACGAGATCATGGGTGCCGTCCGCACCGCGCTCCACGACCAGGTGCTGAGTCTCGCCGGCCATCGCCTGGTCAACCTGCGCCACGAGCTCTCCGAAGCCCGCCGCGAGCCCGACGGCGACACCACCCACGGCATCGTCCGCTACCGCGCCGTCACCGAACCCGCGTAGGGGTCAGACCCTGCGGGTCTGACCCCTCGTGAGATCGTGAGATGGTGAAATCGTGAGATCGATTTCACGACTTGGCGACTTCACGATTTCACGAACTCACCATCTGACCACTCACCATCTCACCCGGAGAAAGCAA